GGGGTCCGTTTGGACTTTAAACGATTTCTACATCCGGTTCTCAGAACTTAAACCCGACCGGATATACCATTTGCACTGGGGTTTTGATAAAGACCACAGGCCTGGCCGGTTCCCCGGTAACTGGAAATCCAAGTACCGAGAATACCAGGAACAAGGTTCTGAGCTGATAACCCTTGATAAGATCGACGGGCTCGACTCCAAGTTCCTTGACACTAAAACCCTGGAAGAGCAGTTCCCTAGACGCGCGTTAGCTTGTAGCATAGCTACTATGATATGTGAAGCCGTGCGCGAGGGGTTTGATACTATTCACCTCAGAGGCGTTAAACTGCTGGCCGGGGAGTTCTTTTACCAGGTTCGCGGTATCCAGGAAGCCATAGAATACGCCAGAGCCCAGGGCATTCAAGTGACCGTGACCGCAGGGCGAGAGAAAGAGTGGCAGGAAACCTTGGTACGCGTAGACTGGACCAACATACCAGACATCCAAATGCCTTATTGGGCTTGGCAAAAAGCCGTAAAACGCTGGAACTTGAAACCCAATCTCCAAAACGTCAATATTACTAAAACTTAAGGCACCGCCGCGAGGGCACCGCCTTACTTTACAACAACGAGAGAAAACACATGCCACTGAGTTACAAAGTTGACGACATCGAAGAAGTAGACGATAACCTCCGAGTCCTATACGTCGAAGGCGACGATGGTTCGCACGTTCTCGACGTCGAAGGCGTTAAACCCCCGTCCGAGTTCGACACAGTATATAAGAGCCTCCAGGAAGAGCGCAAAGCCCACAAGGCCACGAAATCCGCGTTGTCTGGATACGGAGAGCTTAAACCCGAAGAACTCGTAACCTTACAGGACGAACTAGAGGAGCTCAGGGCCAAAGCAGCCGAGGGCGGCACAGACGACGAGAAAGTCAGCAAACTTGCAGAGATCCGCATGCAACCCCTGGCTCGCGAACGCGACACCTTAGCAGCAGCTCTCGAAGTAGCCAAGAATCGCGAAGCCGAGCTCTCAACTAAATTGCTCAACCGCGACCGGGAGAAAGCTATACACGAACTCGCAGACGGCGTAATCCAAGCGGGTTTTGTCCGCGACGTCATGCTCCGGGCTCGTATGGATCTTAAATATGACACAGACCGAGAAGGTTTTTACGATGAAGCCGGGGCAACCGCTGAAGAGTGGTTCAACCGCCAACTCAACGACACTCCGGGCTGGGCTATGCCGAGCAACGGAGCCGGGGCCAAAGGCGGCAAGGGCGGTAAAAACAACGCCAACCCGTTCGACCCAAAGAGCGACGCTTTCAGCCTGACCGCTCAGTCCGACATGAAGAAGAGCGACCCGAAGCGCGCCGAGAAGTTGCGCGCCTTGGCCGCGATATAAGATTTCGGCGTCTTGGATGCCAAGACGCCGCGTTTCTTAGGAAACTGTCACATGGTGACAGAGTCTCGAAGGAACACCAAACCGAATATAACTAGCCCATGAGCTCATGGAGTCGGGGCCGCAAAGAAACCAGTACCCGAACATGGAGTAACTACAAATGGCAGTTACAGACCTCACAGGCAAATTTGTTCCTGAACTCTTCGACGACTATGTCAGTCTGAAGATGCTTGAGAACGACGCATTTATTCAATCCGGCGCAGCCGTCACTGTTCCTCAGGCACGCACCTTCTTGCAAGGGCCGGGCCAGAGCATTAACCTCCCCTTCTGGAAGCAGCTCGTAGATGAAGCCGCTAACGTGTCCACCGACGACAGCACTTCGAGCTCGACGCCGAAGGCCCTCACGTCCGGCAAGCAAATTGCAATCCGCCAAGTTCTGAACCAGAGCTGGAGCGCAATGAACCTCGTCGCCACGTACACCGGCAGCGACCCAATCAAGCACGTTGCAGACAACGTCATTGATTACTGGGGCGCACGTAGGCAGGCCCGTATCATCGCCTCTCTCGACGGCGTTCTCGCCGACAATGAAGCTAATGATTCCGGCGACATGGTTAACGATATTGCTGTAACGACCGGCACCCCGGCAGACAGCAACAAGTTCTCTGCTGAAGCGTTTATTGACGCCCAGGCTACCATGGGCGACAAGCTCGGCCAACTGGCTGTTATGATCGTACACGACGTGGTTTACACTCGTATGCGTAAGCTCAACCTAATCGACTTCATTCCCGACGCACGCGGCGAGACTATGATTTCGGTTTACCAGGGCGTCCGCGTTCTGGTTGACAACGGCTGCACGGCTTCCGGCACGCCGACAGTCTACACGACCTACCTTCTCGGTAGTGGTTCGCTCGCAGTCGACCAGATCGACGACAGCGTTCCTTCAGAACTCGACCGCACCCCAGCTACCGGCGACGGCGGCGGGCAGGAAACGTTCTTCAGCCGCCAGCAAATGCTGATTCACCCGTTTGGCTTCCAGTTCCTGATTGCTTCGATTTCGGACGAAACTCCGACAATCGCCGAGCTTCAGGCCGCAGCCCAGTGGGATCGTGCGTTTGTACGTAACCGCATTCCGATTGCTTACCTCCAGACCAACGGCTAAGCAGTCTTTCAAGGGCTTGTTAACTCGGGCCTTTGAAACCCTTTCCCTCGTTGGACGGGTTCTCGGTTTCCGGGGCCCGTTTAACCGAAGGGGAACAACAACGAAAACAACGAGAGAAAGAGCACTATGACCGAAACCCTTAAAACCTGGCGCAACCTTACCGACCTCCGTGGAATCGCGAAAGGTTACGGTATTGTCCGACCTAACACAAAGCAGATTCCCGAGCTTCTCGAAGAACTCGCACGCCTTGACGTCGCGGTTTCAGAGGTTTGTATCGACGAGATGGCAACTGTAAAGGAAAACTTGACAGTTGAAAATGACCCAGGCCCAGAAGCCGTTTCTGATGAACCCTGCGAAAAGGTTGCCGATGAGCCAGAAGTACCCCCTGAAAAGGTTACAAAATCCCCTGAAACTGCTGTCGAAAAGGTCCAAAGACTCTCAGCTCTCGTTAACGAATTGACCGAGAAACTGAGACAAGCGAACAAAGATCTCGCCAAAGCCACGAACGACGAGTACGAGACCCGAGCGAAACCTAAGACCCATGCGCAATTGCTCAAAGAACAGCGGGAACAAGACTACAAGGCTAGAGAGAACGCGAATACAGTCGACGCCGTAGCTATGGCGCAAAGTAAATTTTTAGCGGGTCGCGAACGCGACGCTCGCGAGAACATGACTAAAATAATGGCCGAGCAGATGAAGAAGCGGGCCTAAGGAAATTGTATTATGGAATACGCCAGACAAATAATGTCAGCGATGCGCGGTACTTGGCTCACCGATTCCGAGGCGGAGCTTATAGCCGTTACATCGTCCCAGACCCTGAGTGAACTTGGCCTCACAATCGACGACGATGTCCAGGCTGTCACGGTTCTTGTGCCCTCCGGCGGTGTTGTAAATTATAACCCGGTTGCAGCGGCGGACGCCACAAATGCAGTCTTGCCGTCGATCTACACGGTTTACCGAAACGGCGTTCTCGATACCGCTGAATTCTTTGCCGCGTCATCGACCGATGTATCTTTCATCGTCCACAAAGTAGCCTCTGACATAGACGGCCTTGGAGCCTAAGTAACAAAATGGTAATACCCCAATTCCTGAGAGCAAATCCACGACTCCGGCAACGGGGTATTCCTTACGATTATGGTAATTTTGTAGCAGACACATTAAGTATCTTGGACCTTGACCCCATATCATACTACGATGCGCAACTCAGCGCGCTCGGCTTCGGAGTTGGCAACAAAGTGGCGTCGTGGGAAGACCTGGGCTCATTAGGGCTCGATTTTGCCCAGTCGTCAGAGTCTCTACAACCAACATATGAGACCTCCACTTTACCAGAGATCCGATTTGATTCTACCCAGCTCATGCACACGGTATCGCATGCCTCGATGTCTGACTTTACTGTTGCTATCTTAGCGCGGACAGCTGAACCGGCAGCAGGCGGTGCGCAATTTTACCAAAAACCGGTTTTCCTCAGTACAGAGACTGCTGGCGTTGTGGATGACTGGGCTTTTTATATGAGCTCTGGTAAAATCGGCCTAACGGTAAGAGACGGGGCTGTTGATCTGGGGGACGACACATGGAACGACGGCAACTCGTTTATCTACATTGCCTCTCGTGATGCGTCCGAGGTCACATCAGACCTGTACGGAGCGCAAACGCCGTTTAGTTCATTGGCCGCGGACGGCACAACAGGAAACGGATCAGGCAACACGACGGATGCATCTTACCAGCTTGGCGTCGGCGGTAATGGGGCAACAAACCGAACCGTTGACCTCAACATCTCGGCGATTGCCATTATTTCAAAGATCACAACCGCCGCCGAAAACGAAATAATCAGAAATACATGGGTAAGCGAGTACTCATTATGATCAAGGAATACTACGTACACGCAAATAAAGGAACCAGCAACGCCTGCAATACGGTTATAAATAACTTTAGCCGGTACCCTATAACATCAAAAGTCAATGGGGTTAGCCGCCCTGACTTACCGAAGACAACCAATTGGGCTACCGAGGGACGTCAAATGTTGACTGGCGAATGGGCAACACCGCGCATCCCTGCCGATCTATTAAGCGGATTCGAATCACAGGCAGCCATAAACACCTTTCTGGCTGCTCATGGGCAGGATATCAGAGAGCTGGACACCGTTACTGACTTTCCAGTGTACGACGGAGGTGTTTAATGGTCCACGGCGGAAGAGTAAGCGCAGCAGCCCCCTACCAATACCAGATCTACGACGCCCTGTCTACAGCAGCCAATGAAGACGGGGAGCTTAAAGTCTTTGTAGAGGGGATACGTGGCGAGATCTCCGAGGACAATAGCACCATGAGTCCGCTTTTAGCGGATCAAGCGTTTACAGGAGACTGGGTTAACGTCTTAAATGTTGCTATGATTTATATCAACATCACCTCGGACGTAGCTAGCGCTACCGACGGCCTTTTGATTGAGCACAGTGCAGACGGCGGTACAACTACAATAAGCTCAGATACCTTTACTATTAACGCCGGGGCAGAGAAGACTTTTAGTTTCCAGGCCTCCACGTCGCATTTTCGCGTTATATATACTAACGGCGGGTCCGACCAGACACTTTTCCAGCTACAAACTACGTTTAAATCCGTTTACGGTAAGCCCAGTTCCCACAGAATCCAAGATTCTATTGTTGAAGAGGACGACGCGGAACTGGTTAAAGCCGTCATAACCGGAGAAGATCCCAACGGCGTCTTCCAAAACGCAAAGGTTAATAACGAAGCGGCGTTGTCGGTCACAGACTTTTTGTTTGAAGCAGCCCGGGGTAGTATTCCCGGTATAAAAATGTTCTCTATCCCCGGGCGTAAGGACTCGCTGAGCACTTCAGCACTTGACGACCTGACTCAGATACCCGGAACCATCGTATCCCCGGAACCTGGGGGCATACAGTTAGAGGTTGTTTCGTCGTCTACCAGCGACACTTCCGCGGGCACAGGTATACAGACCTTGGATCTACACTATCTTGATACCTCAGGGGCAGAACAGACAGAACTGATAACTCTAGATGGCACGACCCCCGTCAACACTGTCGCAACGGATATCGATTTCGTTCAGTGGTGTCACGCAAAGACTGTAGGAACCGCGGGCGTGGCGGTCGGAAATATAAGTATTCTAGATACGACTGGGACTACGACATACGAATACATATCCGCTGGCGGGAATCAATCCCTTAGCGCGAGGTACAAAGTCCCCACCGGAAAGACGGGCTACGTAGTCGGGTGGCAGGCTTCCGGGATAACAAAGAAGATTGATCTACGGCTCAGAGCTACCGTTGAGCGGTTTGACAGATCCTTAATACCCGGGGTGTTTCTATTCCAGGATATCCTAGTTTTGAACGACACGGCTAGCGGCTACATACCTTTCGCGCTTCCCCTAAAAATGCCCGCCGGAGCAGTTGTTAAGATGTCAGCCGTTAGTGCAGCCGCGGGCGGCGACGCCGCGGGACAGTTTGATATTGTTCTAGTAGAAGACTAACGATTGCTCTAAGGCCCGCCATTAATCTATATTATCTAAACATTACCTAAACGAGATTTTATACTTATGGCCCTAGTACTAGACGCAACAGTCGGCGGAGAAGACTCAAACACCTACGTCACCTTGGCCGACGCTGAAACTTATTTTGAGTCTAGGCTCTACGGCTCAAGTTGGACCAGCGCCACAGACGATAATAAAAATAGATCCTTGGCAATGGCTACCCGGATGCTCGACGACTTGTTCCGGTACCAAGGGTGTAAGCTTACGTCCGCCCAAGCTCTCCGGTGGCCTAGATCCTCGGTTTATGATATCGACGGCTACTACGTTAGCTCAGAAGCAATCCCAACACCGCTCGAAGAAGCAGCTTGTGAACAAGCGCTAGAGCTTCTTAAATCCGATGTAACCACGCAACCGGAACTCTTGAGCCAAGGGTTCAAGAAAGCCAAGGTCGGACCGCTCGAAGTCGAAGCTGACCTGAGCTTCCAACCTGCCTCTATGTCGAAAAACGCGACAAATGCGATTGTCGGCGCGGGGCTTGGGACGCTCAAGAGCTCAAGTGGCCGGGTAACGAGGGCTTAAACATGGCTACCATATTTGACGGAATCTTCGCGGGCGAAACCGGCGTAGCTTCTACGCTTCTCGATCTCTTCGGAACCTCACTTACCCTGGAATACGGCGCAACAGACGGCAGTCTCGACCCTTTGACAGGCATCGTGACACCCGGAACCAGCGTGTCTGACACTACTAAAGCTTCGCCCCCTGAGCCCTTCACGATCTCAGAACGCGAAGGAACTGTGATAGAAGAAGGCGACCTGAAGACAATAGCCAAAGCTTACGGGCTGACCGGCGAGCCGCCTGTCGGCGCTAAGGCTACTTTGTACAGCGTAGTCTACCGCGTTGCGTGGGTTGGCCCTATTTACTCAGGCGACGAGGTTTCTGCTTACACGTTGGCTTTGCGTAAAGGGGCTTAGGTTATAATTTATGAGCTTCTCGGCAGATTTGAACCGATGGAACAATAAGACGAAAGACCGAGCGGAAGACCTGATGCAGAAAGTTGTTATTGTTTCTTCTCAGGGGGTTACGTCGAGAAATCCCGTTGAAAGCGGGCGGTCTAGGGCTAGTTGGAATATACAAGCGGGTAGGCCGAATCTTCGAGTAGCAGGAGAGGGGGAAGGCACTGACTCCGATACTGATCAAGCTACTCTAGACCGGCTTACCGCAGAAGCTAAACAAGTAAGCTTGAAAGACCGAGATGTTTATTTAACAAACAATATGCCGTACGCCATGAGGCTTGAATACGGATGGTCAGACCAAGCAACTCACGGGATGGTAAGAGTCACGGCTGCTGAGGTTCGGAGTTTGATTGCTGCTGGGCGGTTGCGCTAAGTTGCCCCTTAAGTCCTCACATATCTATATTATCTAAACAAATTACCTAGGTTTTTGGTCCCTTAGATATGGCTATTGATTATGAAATTGTCCGACGAGCTATCCGAGCCGAGATATTAGCCGCCGAAGTCGTGGAAGTCACGGCAACAGGCGAGCTTATCGGCATACGCGACGGGGACTACAACGCCGCTATCCACACACGCCCGGCAGCCCCGGCAGTGACGCCGATTCTCTCAGCTTCTGATGTCGCTTGGGAAGGCTATGAATTCGACCCCAACAACCGGGCTCTTTGGTACGAAGAAACCCTACTCCCTGCGACTGATTTCTACGAGGCCGCTACAACGGAGAAATTCGTAGGCATCTACCAATTTACTATCTGGGCTAAGAAAGGCACCGAGCGATATCAGCTTACAGAGACCGCAACGACTACTGCCAGCAGACCGGCTAAATACATAGCTGAAGTCTTCGACGCTCGGTTGCCGGATTTACAACCAGATCAGACAGATATCGAAGGGCTTGTCATGTACTCAGTTACCCGGGGCCCGGGTCTCACTGACGACAAGTACTACGGAATCCCCCTATCTTTGAATTTTGCATGCTATTTGCAGTACAGCACTTAACACACAGCACCTAACGCCAGGAGAATAGATAAATGGCTAACCAAACACACGGATTCGGGACTCGAATCTCAATCGGCGCGGTCACGTTCGAAGAAATCGACGTTACGCCGGTTGGCCTAACCCGCGACGACCCCGTCGAGCAAACCAGTAACTCGGGTACTTTGTACCGTAGGTTCGCCCCGGCTCCGCTGAAAACTAAATCAGCAGCTACCGCGACAGTCTACTACGAGAAAGACGACCTCGCCGCCATTAAAGCCAAGCTTGAGAGCGACACCGCCGAGACGATTACGATCACCTTCAGCGATTCGTCAACGTTGGCCGACACCGGTTGGCTCCAGGAATTCACGCCCGACGCTCAAGTAGCAACCGAGCGCCCACAGGCAACCATTACTATTGAGTTCGAAGGCGAAAGCGCCGCCGGGACTGATGAGTGGACGTACACTAGCTAAATTTACCTTGGGACCGGGCGGCGTAAAACCCGCCCATTTCCTACAACCCTACCAACGAAGGGAAACAAGTTATGAGTTTGAAAGATAAACTGCTAAAGAAAAACCTACCGTCCAAGGAAGTTACCGTGAGCGGTAACAAAGCCAGGATTCGGTCTCTGACCGGTATGGAGCGCCTTGAGTTCGGTAGCTTAGACGACAGCGACACCCCGGAAGCTATCAGAGGCCGGTACTGGTTTATCTGGAGCAAAGCAGTGGACCTCGGCGAACCCCTTTCACGAGAAGAGTTTAACACAATTTTTGATTGCGATTTCCCTACGGTCTTTGAACTCTTCTTAGCCGTTTTGAAACTCGGAAAAATGGACGCCGATTCTGTTGAGGAAGCGGAAAAAAACTAGCGAAGCGCGGGGAACGTTGGCACTGGTTCCGGCTAGCCGCGCGGCTGAATTACGCGAACCCCGAGGTTCTAGCGTCCGAGATAAGTAGCGAGCTTTTCACAGAGTGGTTAGCTTATGAAAACCAAGAGTGGCACGATGTTACTAAACAAGATCTGTACATGGCGCAAATCGCCGCGCAAGCAGGAAACGCCATGAACAGTAAGCCCGTGAAAGTCCGAGATTACCTCCTAACGTTCAAAGCAACCGGGACGCGGGCAACCGTAGCCGAGTCAAAATCCTATTGGCAAACCCAGACCGGGAAGAGAGCTAAGTAGATGCCAGCAGATACAGCAACACTAATACTCAGAGTCCGAAACGACAAGTACGTTCGGGATATGAAGAAAGCCGACACCGCGACCAAGAACCTTAGCGGGTCTTCGTCTACTTTGAAAAAGGTTATTGGCGGCATAGGTTTTGCGGTGGCAGCTAGATCTTTGGCCAGATTTGGGGTATCCGCGGTTAAGGCAGCTAGTAAAGCCGAAGAAACCACGAACAAGTTCAAAACTGTATTTAGCGACATCCCGGCTCTTGCAGAAGACGCTTCTGTTAGTTTAGCCAAATCGTTCAACCTAGCGAGTGTTACCGCGGAAGGTTTGTTATCCAACACCGGCGACCTGTTAGTCGGTTTCGGGTTTACTGAAAAGGCAGCTCTCGATTTGTCGACCCAGGTTAACCGTCTGGCTATTGACCTAGCGTCCTTCCAGAACCTTGAAGGCGGGGCTCAAAGGGCCTCGGAAGCTTTGACAAAGGCTTTACTAGGCGAGACCGAATCGGCAAAGAGTCTTGGTATCGTTATCCGGCAGAACACGAAAGAATACCGGGACGAGGTAAAGAATATCCAGAGAGCTCAAGGTATCTCTGAAACGCAGGCGAAGGCCGTTAACAATCTGCGTATCGCCTACCGTCAGTCGACGAAGGCTCTCGGGGATTACGAGAGAACGCAAGATAGTGTTGCGAATGTTGGGCGCACGGCGACCCAAGCTTTTGTTGAGTTGAAACAGGCCATCGGTGAAACTACTCTTGAGATGGCCAAAGCCATAAAACTGGTTGGCGGCACGGGCTCCCTGTCTAAATTGTTTATAGGATCAAGACAAGAAGGCGTCACGAGAAGGCAGTTTATTGAGTCTCTTATCGAGACTATCACAGGCTTAGAGGATATAAATACACGGTCCGTCAGCGATATCGCGGCACCAACCGGGCTCGATTTAGCCAGTCTCCGCAACGCCAGAAGGTTTAAAAAGTTCCAGGAAGACGAGTTAAAGTTTAGACAGGCCGTAGCCGAACTGCGGAGGATCGAACTAGCGGACGCGGAAGCGCTTGAGAAAAAAGGTTTTGAGTTACGTAAAGCCTTTACTGAATCCCGGGCGATACAGATACGTCAGGACAAGGAAAACAGAGCTTCCCTGAAGGAAGTAGAAAGAGATCTACGGACACAAATCCGCTTACAGAAGCTTATAAACGCCGGAAAAGACCGGGAAGCAGCGGTACAAGAAGCTTTAGCCGACATCTACAAAGAGACGACCGCTGCTACTGCGGACCAGGTTCGGAGAATCGGGGAACTAACTGGTCAACTCTTCGACCTCCAGAACATGGAGCAAAAAGCGGAAGATCAACGCGGCATCTCAACAGACCTATCAGCAGCAATGTCAGAGGGCAGCGCCGAAGCGTTCAGAACCATCTTCCAAACGCGCCAAGGCGGCCCGGAACAAGACACCGCCAAAAACACCGAATCAATCGACAAGACCTTGAAACGCAGTCTCGGAACGGGCACCGCCCTCGTACCTGTGAACCTAGGAGCTAATTAGCATGGCCGTCATTACCTCCGGCGACAAAGCGCCCCATAAATTCGTTGAAGGGTTCGCTGGCACCGACACCACGATTGTAGAGCCTTGGGTTGTCCACACCGACGACGCTGACACTACATCTTTCGAAGTTATTTGGGAGTCGGGAATCCCCAAAGTCGGGGACCAGTACAGCCTGTCTTTACTTCTCTACCAAGTATTGCAGGGCGGGGTTACGGCAACCCGTCTTGATAACAATAAAAAACAGTGGCTGGTTACCGTAACTTACACGGCTACAGGGCTTTCCATTGGCGGCGGCTCTGTTGACCGCTTGACCGCGTTCGCGATGAAAACAAGAGTGTATACTCGGACTGCTGAAAACTGTTATCAGTATGAAATAGGCGGGGACGCAGACACCGGGGACTCTGATGATAAAGATTTCAGAATCCGTAACAGCGCTAGAGACCCGTATGAGCCGGCTTCAGTGCAAGAAGAGTACTATCATAAAGTATTAAGCTGGACTCAGCGTGAGATAGGTAGTTTCGATTACACTCAGGCACTTGATTTCCAAGGTTCCCTGAACGAAGAAAGCATAACTATTTTAGGCGTAAGAATCCCTAAAGGTAAAGGTTTGATGCGCTCGGTTGAGCCGATTCTCTCGACCGATGACTCCGGAGATTTTGAATGGCGCACATCATACCAAGTCGAGATAGCCGAAGTTGACCATTGGTTAACAGTTCTTGACGCAGGGTATAACTTTCTTGACACGGACCCTATTGAAAAACGGGCTATCCTATACGGCGACTTGAACGACCCGCCCGCCGACCCAGATGAAGCCGCCGAACAAGTCCAAGACCCCGTCGCCTTGGACGGTACTGGAGACATACTCGGGACTCTCGCAGACCCCGTGTTTAACCGATACAGAACCAAGCCTTACAAAGATTGGAATAACGGCTTAGATCTACTGACCCAAAAGATCCGAGGTTA